ATCACCATCAGCATCTACCGTACCTACGTAAGATAAATGTAAACGTGATTGTTCAGACCATACAACCTGATCGGATGCACTAGCCTCTTCTGCGCCAACTTGAGATAAAAAACCTGAAATAGTTCTGTTTCCAAAAACTTCAGCTTCTTTTGCCATTAAGTCAGGCAGGTATTGTTGTTCCCAGCCGGTAGAACCGTCTGTGAAATCTATGTAGTTTGAAGCTAAAGCCTGTTGCTGTGCACTAGGTACTTTATTCAAACCACTTCCTGCAGTAATTGCCATTTTTTAATTTGTTTTAAATTATTATTTATTTTTGTTTTTAATTTTAAACTTAAAGCTAGGAGAATCATCACCAAGCACTCTAAACTTAGGGCCACTAGTATTATCGTTTGAAAACGACTGTCTAGGGTCCATGTTTACGTTTTTAGCTTTAGCAACACTATTTTTCATAGCGTCGGTTTTGCCTTGTTCGTAAAAGTGATTAGCAATAGCATCAGCGTTCATTGCTGTAAATAAAGATTTGTGATAACCTTTAGCGTCTGACATTTCATTATTTTCGTTCAAAAACTTTTTGACAAAATTATTAATATCGCCTTGTGTTTCTTTAATCTCATTAGCGTTTCTCACATTAAACCTATATTTTTTCTCACCGATGTTATATTCAAAACCTTTGAATTTATCGTTAAAAACTTGATTAGTTTTATTTAAAAAAGTATCAGTTTGTTTTTTTGCTATTCTTTGAGTTTCTTCTGACTCCTTGTTATATCTATTAAAGAAGTTTACAGCTTTTTGTTGTTCCGGGGTCAACTTTGACCCAGCCTTAATTTCTTCATAGTATTTAGACTTTTGCCCGTCTAAGTGGCTTTTAGCGTTGGCAACTTGCTCTTTTAACGCTATTTTTTTCTTTTTTATATCTCTATCTTCATCAACTTCCTCGTCATACGAGAATGAATCATCAATTAAAAATTCTATTTCGTCTGATGTTAAATGAGATTTTGTTTGTTTATAGTATTCTCTTAATACTGTCATATCGTCGTAATTAGAAAAATCTTGATTAAGACGTACGTAATCTTCTAATGTACCTCCGGTTTCTTCCATAAAATCTACAACTTTTTGTAAATTTTCAGGTATTGCTTGACCAGTTTGTTCAGCTTGTTCTATAGCTTCAACAACCTCCTCAGCTAACTCTTCTGCATCTTCTTTAACTTCGTCAGTTATTTCTTCTAATACTGGTGTTTCTTCTTGTGTTTGCTCTTCCGGTTGTACTTCTTCTTGTTTTTCTGTGGACTCGGCATTATCAGGCTCTGCAGCCACTCCCTCGTCGACAGGGTTATCTTCTTTAATTTCATTTTCTTTTGGTTTTGGTGGTTTATTTAAATCTATTTTAATAATGCTGTCATCTCCAGCACTTTTAAATTTTGTTTCTTCAACTGTCTCTACAGTTGGTTGTGTAGTTTCTTCAACTACTTCTTCTAGTTTTTCTTCCATAATATAATATAATAATAATTAGTTAATTAAATATCGCTTAAATTAAAATCACCACCTATACTATCATTACCTACAGATTCAAAGTTTTTAGGTGGTTTACCACTTTTTCTTTGATCTATCATTTCACTTTGTTGGGTTGCCTGTATTTTGGTTCTTTCATCTTTACGATCTTCTTTTTGAACTTCTTTTTTATTTGTAGCAGCTACTTCTACTTCACGTAGTTGCATGTTGTACTCAAATTCCCGCTCCATTAATTGCATTTTCAATTGCATTTCTTGCTGAAGCTGTTGCATTCTTAATTCTGCTTTTGTTTGTTCTAGCTGCATTTCACTTTGAACTTTTTGTTGACTTGCTTGCATATCAGCTTGTGCTTTTGCTTGAGCAGCTTGTTGATTTGTTTGAGACTGCATTTGCATATTTCTTTCTTGAAGTTTTTGATCTTTTTCTAACTTCTTTTCTCTACGTATTTTTAATAGTTGATTAGCAAGTTTAATATTTTTAATTTCTCTAAGATCTATAGCATCAGCAAGTTCTATTATTTGCTGCTGTAATGCCATTTGAATATTGTTTTCAAGTTGAGCTTTTTCTTCTTCATCTGGTTGTAACTCTATAAATATACCAAAGTCATATAAATTAAGTTCTTTTATTTCTCCTAGTGTAGCAACATTATGAGCACCAATTTGCTG